GATAAAACACCTGAAAATCATATGATGGCGTATATTACTCCAGAGGAAGGTGAATTATTAAGAAGAGCAGGGGGTAGTGGTAATATGACACCTGAAGGTATTCCTATGTATGCAAATGATCTTACTGCTGATGAAATGGAAGATGAATTAAAAGAATCTGAAACTAATTACAAATCTATCATGGACAAAGTCTACAAGGAAGCAGAAGAACGATTATCTCCTGAAACAAGAGATAGACTTTTACAAGAAGCGATGGAACAGAATAGAAAGCTAGAAGCTAGTGATGACTTTGGTGGATCAATGTCTAATGAAGCTGCTAGTAATCGAGTAAATTTAATGTATGACGCTTTGTTAGAAGATGAGTTATCTAAATATGGACCACCCGATTGGTTAGTAGAGATGAGGGAAAAAGTACAGAAAATACCTGCTAAACTTAAATCCTTAATGGGAAGATTTGCTGATTAAACAGTAGCAATTAATTTTCTTAGTTCATCCTCAATTCTAGGTGCTGTAGATTTACAGTGATTAATAATAGCTGCTAAAGTATAGCTATCATCATAGGTTTTAAAAGTCTTTAAACTTTGTACAAGTTTTTCAGGATTGATCCATTCGTGATCAACAACAATACAATTATCTCTGTTTAGGGAAATGGTTAAGATATATAAAGGGGAGGTTTCATTGCCTCCCCTTTTTTTATTCTCACTTAGATTTTTTATCATCTTTTTGTGCAATAAAATCTGCACCAATGTTTTTGTCTATTGACTTTAGACCAAACAAAAGATTAATTAATTGAAATACTTCTGCATAAGGTCTTGAGAACATATACTTTAAAATATCTTGCCTTGTTCTCTCTGGCAAAATAAAGTTAGGGCTTGGTTCCATTGTGTATTTCTCCTGCTATTCCTGCATATCCTGCCATATCAACATAATTGTCAATACTTCCAGTACCTAATTGTGTTCTTGCAATCTTTAATAAAATCATCATTAAAGCTACATCTTCAGGTTTTATATTTATTCTAAGATAAGCCCCCCAAAGTCGAGCAATATTCTCATGATTAGCTTTCTTACTACCATAAGTAATCGCTCTTTCATCTGACACTATCTTAGAGGCTTGTTGTAAAAGCTCTGATGCGTTGTTCATTTTCCGTACGTTCTCCTTATATCTTGAATACTATATTGGGATAGATCATAGACACCTTTATGTACATTATGTTTTACGACTAAACCTTTCCACCATAAAGGTAGAGTGGATTTAGCATAAGGCTCGTTATGATCTAAATAACATCCTGCACATAAGCCCATGATATGTTTGCCTTTAGGAGTTCCTCTAACAGCATGATCCCATGTATGAGAGTGACCTACTGTTGCTGACTGATAAGTTTTCTTGAGAAGCCCAGAAGCGATATGCTCTCCACTAATGGGCTTTCCCAAGACGCCAGAAGGAAAGTGATGACAATACAGTATCCCGTCTATTTCTACGGGTTTTTCGTATGGGTGATACTCCCACCCAAAATCCTCAAATCCTATATCTCTTACTGCCATTTTGCCATCTAGTTCAGGATTACTCTCGACAAATCTTGTTATTCGATGTTCATGATTACCACCTAACATGACCATTCTTGTTCTATCTTTACCATAAGCCTTATTAAATTTTTCTAAGGCATCTTGAGCATAATCAATTTCTTTTTGGTATCTTCTGTTTTCAAAAGACATCGAACCTCTATCAAAGTGAGATAGAGAATCCATATTTACCCAATCTCCTAAGCATATAATAACGTCTGGCTGTACATCTTTGGCTAACTTTCCAGCCCATGTAAAGCGATCATTGGATACTCCAACTTTACAATGGGGATCTGGAATGACTAAGTGTTTCTTCATTAATGAAGTCCTTTCTTTAAGGATTTAAAAAATTCCTTAATGTCTATTACTTTTCCTACGTTTTGTTTCTTTTGTTGTTCTTCTTTAGCTTCTTCTTCCATATATCTAATACCTTGAGTAAAGACATATTCTGGCTGTTCAATAGCTAACTGAACCATTCCTCGTGCAATAGTACAACACATATAGTATTGCTCATTGTCCTCGGATTCTTGTTTATCCTCTGATATAGTACAGGCAAATCCTGCATCAGTAGGATCTAGAGTGACGTTTACAGAAGGCACAAACGACATTTTACTTCTAGGCATTGTCATTCTCCTTTGGATTACTAATCTCAGTGTACCATAACCATTTAGGATTTTTACCCTGAGATTGTTGTTGAGGTGCGTACTTTAATCCGTCTCCCCAACAAGGTTTTTTATAAGGACAATAACTGCATGTTCTGCCCAGTACTCGATTGCCAGTAGCTTTTCTGTTGAAATATTCTGGCTCATCCTCGAAGCATCGCTCAAATTTCTTGTTTGAGTTTACTGCGTGAATTGTTTCTTTTGCTTTATCAATAGCTTCTTTTTCATAACGATCACTTATTAAAGGTGTTTCAGTAAGAGTCCATTCTCCAGTACTTTTATTAATAGCAATCCAACCACCAAACTTAGAGTCAGACGCCTTTGCATAGAGGAAGCCTTGTGCCACATAACCAAACGCATCGTCTTGATATATAGCATCAAACCCCCCATTTTCACCAAACTTATTATCAAAAGAATACTGAGATGTACTTTTAATATCCCATATCTTATCCTCAATCTTAACATCAAACTGCCCTTCTACAGAATCACCATTAAATTTATATTTAACTTTTTCTTGTTCAGCTTGAATTTCTATACCTGCAGCACTCATAACAGCAACAGCAGCAGCCTCAATTAAGTCACCAAACAGATTTCTCATTTTAGCATGGTAAGGCATACCCTCACCTTTGATGCCCCTTTTTTCCATTTGTAATTGACATAGAGGTCTGCCGATGTTGCTCATCCTTACTTTAAAGGAAGGATCTCTTTCTTGAGTAAATTGTTTTTTAAATGCTTGAATACAATCTTCTCCAAACTTTTTAATTACCTCGTCAGAAATCTTGACAGAACCCTTGTTAGATTCTGCCAAGAACATCTGAACTTTGTTGAGTATTGAGGAACTCATTAGTTAGCGAATGCTTCCTCAGGATCAATATCTTCAACAGTTTTCATCACTCTTTCAGCATTTTTTTCTGAATGAGCAGATGCTTGTGCCTTCTTCCAAGACTCGACTACTTTTTTATTTTCATCATCGATGAGTTGAGAGAACATCTCCATTGTTTGTAGGTCTTGTTTAGAAAACGCAATTTCTTTATCTTCAACATTTAGTATTGGAGTATACCAAACGGTTGAACCATTCTTCTGTCTTTTACCACCCATTCGTAGGTGTATATTCTGCATAAGTTTTCCACGATTTTTAATAGATTGAATGATATCTCCTACAGGCTTAAAGCTAGTACCACTAACTCGCCATAGTACAGGCACGTTCTTAACCTCTACAGGTTCACCTTCAGCAGTCGTAGCATCCATTGTCAATAGACCATAGATTAATCGATAGCATTTAATATTCTTCTGTAGTTCAATCTCTACATCACTAAGGCGATCTTTGTCTTTACCAATAACCTTACCACATCTCAATGTACCTTTTGTATCTAGAGGTTCATCTTTCCAAGATTTAAAGATAATTGAACTATGAGGATAGTTATTTTTCTCTGGATCATATTCCATGTATTGATAGGAATTGATAAAAGGTCTAAATAAAGTCTTACCTTCTTTTGTACCATAGACTCTTGATTCAGACTCAGGATTATAGATTGTGTAAACACCTGAGGGGATAGTATTTCCGTCATCATCCTCAGCATCTTTATTGATTGATAATCTCGGTAAAGTATTACCTCCACTTGACGAGTCATCTTCTTGACCTGTCAGTCGCATTATTTGTTCTTTACTTAACGTATCGTAATTAGATAATTCTGTACTCATTAATTAGTACTCCTTTCAAATTATTATATAACTTATCCACAGCTTTGTCAATAGATAAGATCATACGCCCACACCCTCGCCATATGATATCGTTAGCCTACGATTTGAGAACACTTCCTGCATAGTAATTCTAATACCCATCAAGCTAACCCCATGTCCAACCAGTTCTTACCTATTTTTACTTCTACATCTAAAGGTACATTGAAGTCAATATCATAAACATCTTTAAGTGTTTTTGTTACATCTAACGCACCTTTAGTGCAAATCTCTTTCATTATTTGTTCTTCCCCCGGATATACATCGATGACAATAGAGTCATGAACTGTATTAATTAATAAACTTTTTACATTCTTTTGTTCCATTAAAATATCTACATTGATACATGCCATAGGAACAATATCAGCAGTCGCAAACCCTTGAACAGGGTAGTTCTTTATTTGTGTGCCATAACTTGAACCACCCCATTCTTGCCTTTTCGCATAAGGAAAGGCGTACTCACGACCAGTGGGCAACTTTACAATCTTGTATTTAATAGCTTCATTTTGTAGTTTCTCATGCCATTTAGCTATATCTTCGTACTTCTCTAAGAAGGTTCTATAATATCGTCTTTCATCGTCTGTACCTGACATACCACCATACAAAGGTTTAAAAGTATGGGCTTTAGCATCTTGTCTAGAACAACCAATAATATCTGCTGTAAATTGGTGAACATCTACACCATTTTCTATATCTTCCATACCCTTAATATCCTGAGCTAAGAATACAGCAGTTCTAAATTCTAGCTGTGCATAGTCTATTTCCATGATATGACCATTCTCCCAACGAGATATAATAGCTTTTCTAATAGGAAAAGTAGTACCTCTAGGTTGGTTTTGGAAGTTTGGGTCTTGACTAGCTAATCTGCCTGTTACTGTTCTATGTTGTAAAAATCTAGGGTAAAGCATACCTGACTCTCTAGTATGCCGTTTTAAGCCGTTTACAAACGATTTTAGATAGGTTTCTAAGGCACTGTGCCTGATTACCTTACGGATAAATTCTATGAGTTTCTCGTTCCTTGAAGTGCGTAAAATCTTTAATAAGGTATCCTTATCAGTCTTGAAACCCCCTAAGGATACATCCGATATAGTCTTTGGGGATATTCCAAATCCTGCAGGTTTATTAAGATTATGATAGACCACACCTTTGGTACCACATTTAGTGCATTTACTTCTTTTGACATAGGGTTCTTTATTTTTCTTATACTTTTGGATAGTTCCTACACCTTCACATGCATCACATTGTTCTGCCTTAGTTTTAAAGATAGGCTGAGTGTGTTCCATAATTAGTTTTTGGAATTGTAAGTTTGTTAGTCTAGGTCTTTTCTTTGCCTTTTTAGTATCTTTATCTGTTCCAATATTAAATACTTCCGACCATTTATTTTTATCAATAGGTTTTACACCATAGAACAACCAAGATAACTGCTCACTACTAGAAGGATTAATTTGGGTATCTCCCATATGTTCCCATATTGTTTCATTGATATCCTTTTTAACAACAGCCAATTCATCTTGAAATTCTTTTTCAATAGAATTAAGTTTCGATATGTCAATTTGAATACCATTAGATTCCATTTTTATAAGTGTCTTACAAAATTCATTAACCATTTTAACAGTCTTAATCATGCCTGAGTTTTTCTTGTCTTTGAAATCTTGCATTTGAGATTTAAATAAACTTCTTGTAACAATAACGTCTTTTCGACCATACTCATCTACAATGTTAATGGGTATATGTTCAAAGCTAATATTTTTTTCTAAGTATTCATCTACAATATCAGACTTCTGTTGAATACGTCTACGCAAACAAGAATCTTTTAATGAAAAACCTTTAGGAAAATGTCTAGCTAAAATATACTCAGCCAACATAGTATCATAGACTTTTCCTTCATAAGTAAATCCTGCTTCTTTCAACCACATCAAGTCAAACTTTATATTGTGGGCTACTAACAATGTAGTCTTGTCAAGAATATCTTGTATCTTTTGTTTTACATTTGGATCTTTTTCAAAAGGCTCAGTATGATATAGAAAAAAGTATTCATCATTAATACCAATACTCACTATTCTATTCAGAGGATTCTTAGGTGATGCATCTTTATCACCATCTTTATCAACCTGAAAAGTAGTTTCTATATCAAATACTGTTATCATACATCATACCTAGATAATTCTGGAATAATGGTACAAGGTATTACACCATGCCAACCTGTCATTTTGTTTTTACTGACTGCAATACTTCTCAAGTTTTCATCAGTGTCTAACAAATTTCTATAACCGATACCAAGAATTAAATCAGCTTCTGCTGCCTTTCCTGTTTTACTATTTTCCATCATATCAAACGATATGTCAAGTTTACCAGATGCCTCTGCCGATGCTTGTGATATTGCTAGGATACAACAATCTCTGCGTTTAGCTATCTCTCTAGCCCCTGTGTAGATAGCTCGTAACTTTTCATCTGTTCTTGCAAAGTTTCCACTTACATGAACTTTATCTAACTGATCAATAACTAATATATCAGGCTTAGTTTCAGCAGCCAAAGAGTCTACCTTATCTAAATTCCAATCTACTGTATCAGCAATATAAATATTATCTTTTATCTCTGCCCATTTCTTTGAAGCAGTTTCAGGATCTTGCTCTACATCATGGAGTGTCATGCCTGTAAAAGAGTTGATAATCCTCATTTTTGTACGATATCCTGATTCTTCATTCACAAGGGCTACAACCTTTGCCCCTTGGTGGGCGAATCCGTTTTCATTAGCAACCAAACTAACCCAAAAAGCAGTCTTACCACTTTCAGGTCTAGCAAAGACTACAACAAGATTGCCCGGACCCACACCACCAACACGTTCAGCTAAAGATTCCAAATTAAATTTATACTTACTTCTATCTTTTAAACATTCTAAGAGTTCATGAATATCGGAGGTTACAAATTCATAATCCTCTTTACTCAAATTATCTTTAGCCGAATCTAGTAAATTTTGTATATCATTAAAACCACCATCTCTACCATTAAATATTTCGGTGGACAATACTGCTATCTGTTGTGCAATATTTCTTTTATGTAAAGAAGATAATATCTCTGATGCTATCTCCTTATCAGAATCTTTTTCTTTTTGTATTTCCTCAATGAGGTTTCTAAAATTATCTCTGGCTGTTCGTGTGAGTGCAGGGTTGTAAACATCTACGTGTAATGATTCTACTTCTGGCAAAGTTAAATCTTTTTGTGATTTGTTATGGGCTTTTGTTATTGTTTCATAAAGATTTCCTGTTCCATTGGTAAACATACCTTTGGATACTTTTCCTTTATTCTTTTCATAGAAATCCTTATTAAGTAGCAGTTTTATTAATTGTTTTTCTATCATTTTAATCCTTATAATCTGGTTCTTCAATCCTCATTTGCATGTAAGATTGATCATATTGTATACCATATTTCTTTAAAAGCAAAACCTTAGCTTTTTGTTTTGCTTCCTCAAAGAAATCTCGAGATATGCCTCTAACTTCTATATCTTCGATTGGTATCTCAACAGTAATTAATAAATTGTGTGTTTTCATTAGTATTTAAAACGTACTGGGTATTCTTCTTCGTATTCATATTCATTTAAATAATTTTCACTCTTTTTACATTTATCACATATTCTGTGAAATTTATTATGAGAGTCAAATTGTTTAGTGCAAGACATACATTTTCTTTTTTGTGTAGACCTCCACTGAAACTCTTTCGTAGTATTTTTAGCATCTTCTCGCATCAATGGATTTTCAGCTCTATTGATCGCAGCCCATTCTAATTCGTAATCTATTTCCATAGTACACATTCCCTTTCAAAGTCTTGTTCAAATTCATCTATGATCTTATCACCAACTTTTTCTTTTAGCAAATCAATCAAACCATTGAACATGGCTTTTTTAACATTACCAACTGTCAAATCATGTGTAGTGTTAATGATATAACTTCGGTATCCTGTTTCTGTAAAAGGTAGTCTATATTTTTTTGGTGGTCGACAACCTGTAAATTCTTCATCTATAACATTATCTAAATCTCTATGTTCAAATGACATAAACCAAACAACATGTCGATCTCCTGTGTCAATAGTAATGTCCAAGACATCATTTAATTGTGCTAGGACAGGTTTATTCATAACGTCTAAAACCCTTGAAAATATTGGGTTTCTTGAGTTATTCTCTCTAGTATAAGTTAGTTTAGTGGTTTCATCCATGTTGGTTTTTCCCTTCCTTTACTCCAACGAGCAAATCTGATTTTATCACCACGATAATAGTTTCTGTATGCTGTCACGTAATCTTTTGTTTTGTATTGATCAGGCATACATTGTGGTGGTTCTGTAAAAGTACTACTAGGGATATCTCTCTTGTAGTTATTATCTACAATAGCATTAATAACACTAGCAGATTTGTGTTCCTTATCATATCGATAAGTATATTCTTCTGCAATAGCACGTGCATGATCTAATGCCCATACAAAGTTTTCTCTACTCTCACTTACCCAAATAGTCATTGGGTGTTTGGGATATGCCTGTTTGTATATCCCTGTTGATATACCAATAGTATATTGGTGAAGTGCTGTTGATAACATCTGAGCAGTTTCCAATAACATTTTAGGCACATGCTTATCACAAAGGTACTCAGCAGCAACTTTGGGATCTTTATCTATAAAAAATATATTCATAGGTTTATTATATCCCTTTTCTTTTCGTATGACAAATCATATAAACATTTCCTTTATCTTTTCTTTTTCAAAGTATTTAAGATCATCTTCAAGTATCTTAACTTCACTAGGAATAAAGTATCTTAGTTTATTGGATATGGCAAATGATTTGGTTGTTGCATCTCGATCTAAGGCAACAATAACTTTTCTGAATTTAGTTTTCAATATCGGGATATAACTGTCTGGTAAAGATGTACCCATTAGAGCTACGCCAGTATGGATTTCAGAAACAGCACAAGCTGAGGCACAGTCCTCAACCAGTACAGCTATATCACTATCGCCACAAATGAATGGCGTTTCCTTTTCCCCATAAATATACCATTTGGGGTAAACTTTTGAATTAAGACCTCGACCTATTGCACCACGAATATTTTTATCTTCATCCTGAATTAGAAATGCAATTCTATTTTGTCGAGGATCATACATGAAGGAGGCTTTTCCTTTTTTATATGCGTCATAACAATTATTTTTTCTTATGTAATCAATACACTTTTCATTTGATAAGATAGAGGTAAACTGTGGGGGTACAGAGAAACTTTTCCTTTTCCTTTTCCTTTCCTCGTCACTACGGTCATAGTTTTCTATCGTAGCTTGTACATCTTCCATAGTCAGTTTGCCTGTGTGTTTTCCACGAGCATTACATGACGCATGAAAGCAATACCACGATAATTTAGAATTATTCTTTTTGATTATAAATGTATTGGAATGAGTACAGAATGGGCAATCCATTCGTATGTCGCAGTCAGCATGAGCAATGCTTTCCACAACTGCTAGTTGTTTCTGAAAATCCATGACCATAGGTATATACCATAAAACAGAATTTGTCAAATGAGATAAAAAAAAGGGCGACTGGTAGAAACCAATCGCCCTAAATTATTCTATATAGATTTAAAATGATCTGACTTAGGAACTCTTGCTTACGTTGTGAAATAGTCACGACTTATTAGTATCGATAAGGTTCTGCAGAAGCGAACGATACGACAGTCAATCACAATCCCATATCAGAATCATAAGGTACTTTGCGTTGCGTTTGAATTTATACTAGGTTACGAACCCAAAACCTACCAAATGGCTTACACCTAGTTTAGCACTGCTAAATGAAACACTTAATAGCTTTTTAAAT